TCGATGACAGCTGTATCGGTTTCCTCGTCGAAGTGCCAAATGCGAGTAATACCTAACAGTTCGTCTTGTTCAAAGATCCGTTTTTCCATGTAAAAAAGGGCGGGTTTCCCCGCCCCCCGTTAAGTGCTGCGATTAAGACGTGAGCAAGTCAGCGGCAATGCCGTGAGCTTTCTCGTTGTATATAGCAAGGCCATATTCCGCCAAAAGCAAACGCTTCTCAGCGTCACCCGTGGTTGCAAGTTCAACTTGCTGGAATGGGCGCAGGAAGTGAACGCCAGCGTAATCAGGCGAAAGAACAAACGCATCGCGTTCGCGCTGGAACCTGTTTGGAACAATGTTCACCTGGCCAAAGTCACCAACATAAATGTCAGCCGCGCCAATGATCTGTGCTTGCTTACCAGCCGGCACGTCACGATAGCGCGTTGCAATACCGTTGAAACCACTAACGGTTTGCTTGTTGACTGGACCAGTCATCACAATTGAAGGCTCGCCGCCACTCGTCCACACTTGCTGAAGAACGCTCTTAAGGATCGTCTCAGTAAACGTGCGAACCGTTCCATCCGAACGCGTTGCTGTGGGAAGTGTGGTGTACGAAGGATTGCCGCCACCCGAACCAATCGACGTATTGGTTTTTATGAACGCCAACAACGAACCAGTTTTTTGTGCGGTTGTGGAGTCACCAGCAGTTGCGCCTTGGTTGGCCAACAGGATGGTTTCCATGTCACGCTTTAGCTCGGCAGCTTTCTTCGCCAACTGGTAAGCCAGTTCGCTCTTACGTCCTGCCTTGTTAACGGCTTCCATGGTGCCTGAAATCACAACAGTCTTGCGGCTGATCTGTGTGTAGTTGCCCAACTGAACGGTTGGCGTCACGGCTTCGTAGGTGGTGAGATCATCACCCTGAAGCGCTGCATTGCTGGTTGTTGCATCAGCAAGTGCGTCGGTCTGCCACTGGAACAGCGTATTGGAAGCGGTGCCGCGACCAATATTGTTCATGAAAGGCGTGGTTTCGGGAGAAATGTTGTAAATCTGATTGCTTAGATCCTCACGAATCCCCTTTGCAGAGTAGGTGAGGAAGGTGTTTGATGCGATTGTCATGATAGTTCCTAAAGAAGATGTTCAAAAAGTTTGGCTGCGTCACGGACGTTGCCCGTTTTTGCAAGGCGCTGTCTGGCGCGTGTCACCTCATTCACTTGAACTTTCGCGGCTTGTGGATTACCTGGCGCAACGGTCTTTGTCTTTGGCGCTTCAACCTTAGCTTTCACCGTTTGTTGCTTCGCCATGATCTGATCAAACATCATGGCTTTGCGTAAAACCTTTACGACACGATGATCAACAACACCTTTCAAATCATCGGGTGAAAAGCCCTCTTTGACGCCAAAATCAATCAATGCAGCTTTTTCGGATTTAGCCGTGTCTGGATTCTTCCATTCCGGTATGGCAGAAACCAACAAATTCGCTTCTTCCTTCAACTTAGCCTGCATTGCACGCTGGTATTCCTGCTGTTGCAACTGATTCAAGCGCTGGAGTTCGGCTTGTGATGCCGCCAATTTCTCTGAACGCTGACGCTGCAACTCGGTTTGCCGCACCCACTCGATTGGATCTTCACGGTAAAGTTTTTCCATATCGACGGGTGATTCCTGTTGCTGCTGCAATTGTTGTTGCAATGCAGTAAGCAACTGTGCATAAGTGGCACGCTCTTCACGGACTGCACCAAGCTCTGCTTCAGCGGCTTTGCGCTGTTCTGCAAGTGCCTGTGTTTTCCGTGTGTAATCCGCGGTGCGCTGATAGCCTTTGAGCAACTCGTCAAGCGGAACCTTCTCTTCCTTACCATCAACCTTGACGGTGAAAGTGGGTGGCTCTTCGGGTTGCTTGCTTTCTTCGCTTTCCTCGGACTCGCTGGACGCTTCAACGTCATCAGATTCTTCGCCTTGCTCGTCTGAATCGGCTGCATCATCCCCTGACGCCTCAACGTCGCCTTGCGGCTCCGTTTCGGCTTGCGCCTCTGTCGCCGCCTGTTCTCCGTCTTCTTCGGCAAGCAATGCTTCAAAGGCTTGTGCGGCTTCCCGCACACTCATGGCGGCATTATCCGCCAAAACAACTGATTCGTCACTCATAAGATTCCCTGTTTCGATTCGGACCGCTTGCGCATACGATCAATCGTGGCGCGCGTGAGCGTTCCATCTGCCAAGACACTGCTGAAAAACTGTTGCACACGTTCAAGTGCTTTGAATTCGGAAAATATTTTCTCTCTAACGTCAACCGATTCGCTCATTGCCCAATCGTCAAGCAATTGTTGCCTAACGGCTGACCACGATTCTTGGTAAAGCGTGCTTTCTAAAATGCGCCTTGCTTCATTGCTGCGCTGGATGCGTTCTTCGTTGGTCATTGCATGGGTTGCATAGGTTGCTGTGCTTCCATTTGCATACGCTCACGATCAACAGCCATCTTGGCGTTGATTTCGGCTTGCGTTTGCGCCAGGCTCACACCGTATTTCAATTCCATCTCTTGGCGGCGCAAGATGCCATCTTGCTCAATTCTGTCGCGCTCACGATCATCAGCACGAAGCATTTTCTCACGCTCCAATGCCAACTCTGCTGCTTTCTTCTCAATATCGGCTTGGATCGCCTGAACCTGTACTTGCGTCAATGCTTCGGACGGATCAGGGCGTGGTTGCGGTTGCGGTGGCGTGTAATCCATGGGCAATTGATTGATAAATTGCGTTGTGTCTTTGTATCCCGCCATCTCGATCAGCTTGCCTAGCGTGTTGGCGTATTGACCAATTGTCACCAACGGATTGTTAGGACCAAGCGATTGAAGGATTTGTTCTTGCTTGGCGGTAATTGCTTGCAAGAATTGGATCTTCTCGTCAGCGCCACCCGTACCAAGTCCGACATTAACGCTTACATCCATCGTTGCATCCCAGGCGCGCGGATCAACTTCCACCCACTGGTTGCGCAAACGCACAACGCGCGGCTTGTCTTGATGGCGCGTGATCAGGCGCAGCAAACCCTTGAACAAACGCTTCATGCCGATTTCGGCAAAGATGCGTGCAATCAACTCGATATGCTGTTGAGCGGCTTGAACAGTCGCTTGGACCGCCAAACGTGTTGTGGACTGCAATGCGTCTGCATTCAAGCCCATCGACGCTTTCGACATGCCAGTGCGCGCTTCTTTGACCTGATCCATGTATTCGATCATGCCAAAGGCTTGTTGGCCAACGAATGGCGTATTGAATGGCTGCACCATGCCTGGCGCTCTGGCGCGAATAATGGCGCCGTTTTCGTTATTCAGTACATCATCAAGATTGACTTGACCTTCAACGACAACGGTGCGCGGATGAATGGATTGCGCCAACGAATCAAGCATGTTTCGCAGAATCACGGACTTGATGCGCTGGATGTCCATCGTGACATCAGCCGTTGACATACCAAAAAACGTATGCGGCTCAGGATCAGGCACAAAGTAAGTGAACGGTATATCGTCAGCCGGCTCGTTGGCAACGATCTTATATGACGGACCCATCGTGCAAATCTTGCGCAATTCGGCAATGCCATCGCCATCAACATCAAGGCGAATATATGATTCAAGATATAAAACGCGGCGCTGCGCAGGATTGTTGTCACTTTCGCCAAACATCATTTGCGCAGGATTGCGCGCAATGCGCTCAATGTTGGTGTCTAGCTCATCTTCGCCCGTGTTGGCTTCAACCTCTTCTTGGTCGTAACCCATGGCCACCAACTCAGAAACAGTGGCTAGTTTGCGGTGAGCAACAATATCGGCGTCTTCAAAACTGCGAGCGCGTCTGTCAATAATGAATTCTTCAGGCGCCAACGATTCAACTCGTACTTTCTTGATCGTTGTCTTGCGGCGGATCTTGACTTCGTGAACCATCACGGTTGGCGTTAACTGCTGACCAGTGACTGGATCAATAACGGGCGGTGGCGCGTTGTTGTCAATCTCGCTTTGAAGATCAACCATTTCAACGCCATCTTGGCTAAGTAATAACGTTAGCTGCGCATCATCCATGCCGCTATACGTTTCGTTTTTTTGGTAGACCTTTTCATCAATCCACCACTTAATTACACCCGTTTTCCGCACCAAAGCATCTTTGAAAGCGGCGTGAAGCGTTACGAAGAAATTGTTGTCTTCGTTTAGGATGTATCGGACATAGTCGGTGGCTTGCTCTGCCATCGGCACATCTTCTTTGGAACGCGGCACATACTGCACAACGTTCTCGCTGGAAAAGAAAATGCGCATAAGGCTTGGCAAAATGGCTTGCACGGTGTCGCGCACATCCATTGAAACAACTTGGCTGCGACCCTCTTCTTCATCGCCAAACGCATCGCCAAAGTAATACTCGGTGGCTTTGGCGCGAAGATTGCCAATCTCTAAGTCGATGAAATTAACAGCGTCATAAAGTTCAGCGGCAACAACGGCTTGAATCTCCGTGTCATCCATCTTTTGGCCGGATTTGATGCCCGTTGCAAGTTCCGCTTCAATGTCCATGTGTCACCATTTCACCTTGTTGGCCCAATAAGCAGCGCTCATTTTACCCTTGGCAATGTTTGCCGCATGGCGTGCTTTGAAAGCCTCGTTTCGTTTGGATCCTTCAGGACTTCCGCTGACACCTTGCTGGCCAAAGCGAATCAGCTTGACCTCATCACCCGATTTCGCCAAAACGGCATGAGATTTCGTTGGGTGGCTTGGCGTTTTCTTTGGCTTGTTGTAACCGGAAAACGTCTCTGATCCGCGCTTAATCACGCCATTCACTCCTGGCCTGGGAAGTTTGACCTGTAAAAACGCATAACTTGCATTGTGCGTCGACTATCTTGGGCTCGTGTGATGGGGCCGCCAACGAGCCATGCGTCGCATGTTCTTGCTGCGGCGCACTTGAAATGGAAGAGTTCGCAATAACCGAGGTTTGCGGCTTCTTGAACAACCTCCTCAAGATCCACGTCCATGCCTTCATCATCGTTTTCTTCGCCTTCTATAGCGGCGTTTTCAACATCGCCTTCGTAATCGTCACCTTCTTCGCTGTGCATCCCTTCGGCAATGCACTCGATCATGCTTGGCGTTTGAATGAATGCTGCGCAATTACCGCAGCGCATACTCATGGCTTGCTCTAAGTCAGTGTTCCAAGTCTTTGATTTTGCACGCCAAAAGTCATCGTTTGGAAATTCAGGATTAGCCGGACCGTAACCCACATTAGCAAAAGCCCAGTTGCGATTCTTCAGATTCGCAAGCGGATCTTTTGTTTCAATCGGACATTCCATTACATCGGCTTTCGTGTAATGCCGGCTTCAGACAGTGCAATAGCAACGGCTTGCTTGGGATTCTTAACTTTCGGTCCTTCCTTGCTACCCGAATGAAGTTTGCCTGCTTTGTATTCCTTCATGACTTTGCTGATTTTCTTTTCGGCTTTAGTTTTCATGGAATGATGTCCGTGATGGTGACGTGAAACTGATGGTTGTGGCCAGAAATAATTGCCACTTTATCGCCAGGCTGAACAGCAACGTATTCGGTCGAGTAAGCAGGAACAATCGGATGATCGGTGGTTGCCGTGGGATTGGCGCCGGTATTGAAGTGCAAATGCTTGCCATCGTCCGAGCCATTGGAAATTCGCATGAGCGTCACGCCAGTGCCGGCTGCGTGTGATTGCTGGCTTGTGTCTGACGTGGTGAGCATCGTGGTTGCGCCAAATTTGCCCACCATCGCCGGAAGTAACTGACCTTGTGAGTCACGAACAATCTTGCTCATTTGGACCTCGCAGCGCGCATGTTGTCAACGAGATTCGGATAAGGCCGGCCTGCTGACTTCGCCATGGCTTTGGCGGATGCTTTCTCTTTCTTGGATAGCTTATCGGGCTTTCCAAGGCTTTTTGGACGTGGCTTGTCCCAAACGGGTTTGGCTTTCATGCACAAACCCTATACGAAGCCTTGAAAAAAAT